CGACTGTGCGCGAAGCCCGCGCAATGGCTGCTGGAGAAGTGTCGGAAGATAAGTGGCGGCGCATCGGCCCGTGGATTGCACGCCACATTGATGACCTGGATGCTGTCGATGAAGAAACACCTGTGACACCTGGGCTAGTTGCCCATCTATTATGGGGTTCAGGCCCAACAAAGTCAGATGCGCTGCGTGCGCAGCGGTATGCGGAAGCGGTAGTTGAAGCAATGGACAAAGAGAACGAACAGAACGAATCACGGTCGCTTGACGAAACCGACTACGCCTGGTCGCCACGCCAACGCAAACTGTACGAAGATTTGGAAGAGGTCGCGGAACTGTTCGGCAAGTTCGGCCAGGGCATCGACTCTGAAGGCGCGCACTATGTCGAAGCGTCACCGTTCGCAGATGAAGGGATGATTTGCGCTAACTGTGCGTTCTATGAAGGCCCGCTGGCCTGCGAGATTGTGGAAGGCCGTATTGATCCGTCTGCTATCTGCAAGTTTTGGATCATCCCGAACGACCTGGTTGGTGGCACACCAGTAGCACCGCCGACCGTACGCGTTAAGGAAAATGCTGTGGAAGAAATCCGTGCCGCGCTGCCCGAAGTGGAAACGCGTCAATGGGTGCAGGAATTTGAACTGCGCCAGTTGCCCAACGGCAAAACCCGTTTCAGCGGCTACGCAGCCGTTTTCAACAGCGACAGCGAACCGTTGCCGTTCGTGGAAACTATTTCCCCTGGTGCGTTCGATAAGACGCTGCGCAGCCGCAACAACGTCAAGATGTATCTGAACCATGATTCAACGCTGGTGTTGGCTTCGACCCGCGCCAAGACTTTGAAACTGTCCACAGACCAAAAGGGCTTGTATAGCGAAACAGAACTGCCTGACACTTCGTATGCGCGTGACCTGGCTGTGATGATGGAACGCGGCGCCGTTGATTCCATGTCGTTCGGCTTCAGCGTCCCGCGTAACGGTGATCGATGGTCGGAAGATGGTGCGCGACGCGAACTGCGTGAAGTGCGTCTGCATGAAGTCAGCGTTGTCACAGGGTTCCCCGCTTATCGTGCAACGTCAGCGAATCTGCGTTCGATTGACCTGCTTGCAGAAAAGACTGGCGCTGACGCAGACAGGCTGGCGCACGCTTTGACAATGTTGGAAAACGGTAAGGAACTTTCTGCAGATGACGCAGCGCTGTTGTCGGAAGCCGTCACCAAACTTCGCGCCGAACCAGCCGAACCGCCCGCATCGGTGAACCTTGCGTTGAAGCATCTTGAATTGCTGAAGCACAACTTCTAAAGTTTTCCACAGGTCGCGTGAGCCGCGCCTAGCCACCGTTCGCGGAACCGCGTCGGTATTCCACCCCATCAATTCCACAAAGGAAGGTAACGCATGTCGTACATTGACCGACAGATTGAACTGCGTAACCGTGCGTGGGAAGAGGCTAAGGCTCTTCTTGACACGGCTGCAGCAGAAGGCCGTGACCTCACGGCAGAAGAGAATGAAAAGTATGCCCGTATCCACGATGACCTGAACACCCGTTCGGAAGCCATCAAGCGATTCCAGGCGGATGAGCAGCACGAAGCCCGCTTCGTTGAAGCCACCCGTGACATTAAGCGCAGCGAGATTTCGCGCCCCGCACAGAATGACACCGATGTTGTGCGTTCGCTTGCAAAGGGCGAAATTCGTTCGTTTGAGTTTGAGAAGCGCGACGTTACGACGACTTCGACTGGCGCACCCGTCCCGACTTCGTTCTACGACCAGATCGTTGAACACATGGTGGTCGTTGGCCCGATGCTTGAAACCAGCACGATGATCCGTACCGCAGGCGGCGAGGCACTTCAGGTTCCGCGCACCAACGCATACAGCACCGCATCGCTCACCGCGCAGGGTTCTGCGTTCTCTGAGTCTGACCCCACCTTCCAGTCGTTCATCACCCTGAACGCCTACAAGTACGGGTTCCTGGTTCAGGTGTCGCGTGAAATGCTTGAGGATTCGGGCGTTGATTTGCTGGGCTTCCTGGCGCGTCAGGCTGGTATCGGCATCGGTGTCGCTGTGAACGCAGCGCTTACGACTGGTGGCGGTTCGACCGACCCGAACGGCATCGTTACGGCTGCATCGTCTGGTGTGACTGGTTCGACGGCTGTTAGCGGCGCATTCACCGCTGACAATCTCATCGACCTTTCGTACAGCGTGAACAGCATGTACCGCCGTCAGCCTGGAACTGGCTGGCAGATGAGCAACACCGCGCTTGCTGCTGCCCGCAAGTTGAAGGACACGGTTGGCCAGTACCTGTTCCAGCCGTCGCTGCAGGCTGGTCAGCCTGACCTTCTGCTTGGCTTCCCCGTCTACGAAAACCCCGACGTTGCTGCACCTGGCACGGCCGTGAAGTCTGTCCTGTTCGGACACCTTCCGTCGTACTACGTTCGCATGGCGGGCGGCATCCGTTTCGACCGTAGCGATGACTACGCGTTTGCAAACGACCTGGTGACGTTCCGCGCGTCGGTTCGTCTTGACGGTGACCTGCCGCAGACTGGTGCAATCAAGTACTTCATCGGTGGTGCTTCGTAACCATCGGTGACCCGATGTGGGTGGCTAAGATCGCGCAGGGCTTAGCCACCCACTACCTGCGATTCCTGCGAACCTGCGAGGTGAAAGAAGATGGGGAATGGTCGTCATAGTAAAAGGGGTTCCGATACAACTATCGGAAGCAGAAGCACACTTCTTGATTCGGTGCGGGTACGCACATCCGATGGAAACAGCGGTGACGACAACGGAAGGGCGGTACTCTGGTATTCCAACGCCCCCTTTGCCGCAACAGGATACGGGCAGCAAACCGCGCAAATCGTCCCGCGCCTCACAGCCAAAGGCCACAAAGTCGCAGTCGCAGCCAACTACGGAATCGAAGGCGCGCCAACGAAATGGCACGGCACGGAAATCTACCCCAAAGGGTTAAGCCCATATTCGGATGATGTTCTAACTGCGCACTACCTTGATTGGGCGCACCGCAACCCGAACAACCGCCCGCTGCTGGCAACGCTTTACGATGTGTGGGTTTTTAAATCCCCGTCGCTGGACTCTGTGCCGTCAATCATGTCGTGGGTTCCTATCGATCACACACCAACCCCACCTGATGTGTTGGCGTGGTGTGGCCGCAAGAATGTCACAACCGTGGCTATGTCACGGTTCGGGCAGACGATGCTGCATAAGGCTGGCATTGATGCGTTGTATGCACCGCACGGAATTGAGAAGGTGTTTAAACCGACGACGCACATTGAAGGCGTGTCGGGTCGTTCGATTATCGGTGTTCCTGAAGATGCGTTTGTTGTGATGATGAACGCGGCCAATAAGGGCAACAACCCGCCCCGCAAAGCGTTCGGGGAGAACCTGTTGGGTTTCGCCATGTTTGCCAAACAGCATCCTGACGCGTACCTGTATATGCATACTGAACAGTTCGGGGCGCACGGCATCAACATTCCTGCCCTGGCTAAAGCGTGCGGTATCCCTGATGACAGGATTATCTTTAGTGACCAGTACGCTGTGCGGAATGGAATGCCGCAAGAAGTTTTGCCTGTCTTGTATTCGGCTGCGGATGTGCTTTTGGCGTGTTCGTTTGGGGAAGGTTTCGGCATCCCTGTTGTGGAAGCGCAGGCGTGTGGCACGCGCTGCATCACTACTGGCGACACGGCTCAGAAAGAATTGAACGGCCACGGCTGGCAGGTTGAAACGCAACCGTTTTGGGATCACACCCAGAAAGCCTGGTTCCACATCCCGCTAGTGCGCGAGATTACAGCCGCCCTAGAGATGGCCTACAACGACCGTAAAACGGTCTGTGCTGACTCTGTAGCGTTTGCTAGCCAGTATGAAGCGGATGCTGTTTTTACAAAGTATTGGGAACCGATAATGGCAGTCCTGCCGTGACATACGCCCCCGTGGTTACACAGACGCGGATTGCATGGCTGACCCATCACCTAGCCGTCGAAGAAACAGGCGGCGGCAAATGGCTACCAGGTCGTTTCCGTGGCGGCGCAGAAATGTCCGACTGGGAATACCAGCAGGCTGCGCCAGCCAACATCACGATTGACATTTACGGGCCTGACGAATGGGAAGCCTGTCTGTTCTATGACAGATGTGTAATAACTGGGACTGACCAGTTGCCGCCTGGGGCGATGATTGAACTAGCGCGACGCAACCCGATGGTGTTCCTGCACCATGAGCAAACCCAGGACGGGCCACGGCAAGTGCTGTTGAACGCGGCTGATCCGCTGGTTGTCCACACACCAGCACACCTGGCTTTAGAACTGGCCTGGACGAACCCGCAGCAATGCGGCATGGTGCTGTCTCACTTTGATACCAGCGAATGCAGGGAAGTTAAGAAGCAGCCTTTCGCGTTGTGGGCTGCACGCAATCATCCGCTGAAAGGGTTGAACCAGGCGCGCGTGTGGGCGCATAGCGCTGGGTTCCCGCTAGTGGCGATGCATGACAAGCCCAGGGAAGAAGTGTTGGAATTCATGTCGCGGGCTGAAGCGTTTGTGCATTTGCCGTTGGCGTTTGAATCTGAAAGCCGCGCTGTGATGGAAGCGGTGCTATCGGGTTGCCGTGTGCAGACGAATCAGAATGTTGGGATTACTAGCGTCGATGGTTGGCAGGACAAGAAGTTGTTGCGTGAAATGATTGATGCGGCAGGTGAACAGTTTTGGGATTTTGTTTTATGCCAGTCGCCATCCTGATCCCAACCTATAAGCGGCCACATCGTGTGGCGGCTGTAACGGAAAACGTGTTGGAATCAACAGAACACGCCAACGTCTATTTCATTTGCGAAGCAGACGACAAAGACACGATTGACACGGTGACCTTTACCGTGGGTGCGAACCTGATCGTTAATGAACGATCACGGAGTTACGCAGGCGCAATCAACACAGCGGTAAAACAAATCGATGAACCGTACCTGTTTGCGGGCGCAGACGATTTGAACTTTCATCGCGGCTGGTACGAAGCGGCATTCGCCAAGATGCAGTTCCCTGTCAAGGTCGTGGTGACAAATGACCTGTATAACCCTGATGTGTTATCAGGCGCGCACGCTACGCACTACCTGGTCGAAACCGAATATGCCCAGCGCGGCTGCGTAGATCACACAGGCGTGATGCTGTCAGAGGCATACCACCACAACTACACAGACACAGAATTCATTGCGACAGCCCAGGCCCGCAACGTCTACGCACCGTGCCGTGAAGCAGTAGTTGAACACAACCATTGGGTGTGGGGCCGCGCCCAAATGGATGAGACATACGCCAAAGGCCGCGATACGGAACGCCTGGACTATGCAAAGTTTTGCGAAAGGAAACACCTGTGGAAGTAGCGGTGACAGGGGCTGGCGGGTTTATCGGTTCGCACATGTGCAAGCATCTGCTGGATCAGGGCCACACAGTCAGGGCGTTCGCATCGAACATCCCTAGAGACAAGTTTAGGCGCGAAGTCTGGGACTCATGCCAACACACAAAGGTTGCTGACCTACGTTCCTACGATCCTGTGCTGTTTGGCGTGGAACGCCTTTACCATTTCGCGGCTGACATGGGGGGCGTGGGCTACTTCACAGCCAACGATTACCACCCGTATATCAACAACAGTCGCATGACTTTTAGGGTGTTGCACAGCGCGGGCTTCTTCAAAGTACCGAAAGTGTTTATGGCTGGATCAGCCTGCATGTACCCCACCCACCTGCAGATGACCCCAGGTGTAGCCCCGCTGCTGCATGAAGATTTGTTGGAAACTGGGATGCCTGACCAAATGTATGGGCGTGAAAAGTTGATGATGGCGCGGTTGGCTGAACGGCATCCGCAGGATGTGCGCGTAGGGATTCTGCACACGGTCTATGGCGAGGGTCAGGAATATGTGGGGCCACGGGTCAAGTTCCCGATGGCGGCTGCGCAAAAGGCGCGGCGCGCGCGTACTACAGGACAGGTAACAATGTGGGGTGACGGTTCCCAGTTGCGTTCATACCTGCATATCGATGACGCAATACGGTTTATTGAAGCCATCATGGACGACGACCGTAACCACGGGCCTATCAACGTGGGCAAGTATGGGGCTGCGTCATGCCTGCATATCCAGCGGTTGTGCAACCTTTTGGCTGGTGTCCCTGACGCAGAAATTGTGTTCGACCCGCAACAGCCATCTGGTGTCATGGGCCGCGACTGCGACCCAACCAGGTTCCGTGAACTATATGGTTTGTGCGAGACTGTGAGTTACGAAGAAGGCTTCGCGCGGTTGATTGATTGGTTGGATTCGCATGGCATTGACTAACGCTTACACGACGCTGAACGCGGTGAAATCCGCATTGCGTATCTCTGACAATGTGGACGACACGCTTATTGAATACGCCATCAACACAGCGTCACGGATGGTCGATGGATTCTGCCAGCGAGAGTTTTACAACGCAGGAACGGCAACCCGCGTCTATGCAGCGACCGACGAACTGTGGGTAGACATTGACGACATGGCAGGCACAGCCATTACGGTGCAGACTGACCCGAACGCTGACGGTTCCTGGTCAATCACCTGGGCTGCAACTGACTACCAGTTAGAACCGCTGAACGGAAAACTGGCTGGACAGACCTGGCCGTACACGCGGCTTCGCGCAGCACAGAACTATCTGTTCCCTGTCGAAAACAATCTTGCCCTAGTGCGCGTCGTGAACGGTGTCTGGGGCTGGCCTGCCGTCCCTCAGGCAATCGAATACGCGACGATCATGCAAAGCCAGCGACTGTTCAAGCGTCTGGATTCACCAACTGGCGTTATCGGTTTCGGTGACATGGGCGCTGTGCGCGTCTCCCGACAACTTGACCCAGACATTGCCGACATGGTTTACCCCTATCGGCGTGAAGGGTTCGGCGTGTCGTGACCGCCACCATCACAGAA